TCACTTCAAGCAAACAAGGGTAAGACATGCCTGGTACATCTGGCCCGTCGATAATCACCCCATCTAAATGGCCGCGAATTTTACCGTTAGCAATGGAAAAACCTAACTGATCATCACCAGTGTGCAGCATTTTAAAACCGGCCTCTTCAAGCCATTGCACCATCATCGGCTCAAGGTAATGGCCCATATCAAAAATTCGCTGCAGCTTGCCATCAATAGGGTTTGGGTAGCCATGGTATTCAAAGCCCAGTGCGCGCATACATTCCACACCAATGCGTGAGCCGCCTAAATATTCACGGCGCTTTTCATTGCGGTTAGTAATGGCATTGTCAATCAGGCCGGTAATGTGCGCCGTGGTATCGGCCCAAGGTTTGAATGGTTTTTGTAGGTCTGGGATTTTCATCTAGAAATGTTCCTCTGAAGGGTCGGCCTCTCGGCTCAACTCTCGCAGTTCTGACTCAACTTCATCAGATACAACAAGCATCATATCCAGGCCTGTCATTACACTACTACCAACGACTTTAATGCCTTTCGTTTTCGAGATTGATTTAGCTAAATTCTTGATTCCAGCTAATTCGCTTTGTTTTAGAGATTTATTCAGCTCAAATATTTTCTCTGGTGTCATTTTTTCTTTCCTATATTAAATGGACTTCCATAACGGTTCTTGCTGCACTTGCCGTGTTTCTTCTTTGCGTGTTGAGAATTAGGGTTGTGCGGGTCTTCTTCCAGATTTGTTGGTTTCGGATCTGGCAGCTCAATATCATCAAGGATTACAAGATCACTGTGCAATCCTCTTATTTTGTCACCAGCATCTATCACACACATGGCGGCACCAAACCTTTCGATTAAGCTTAATGCGCCTTTGGTGCTGCTACCGCCGTCGACAATTAAGATCATGTTAGGCTTCATCCCTCACACCCTATGCAAATACCACCTAAAGAAGTAATCACCCAAACCACAAAACTAAAAAACGTATAGCCGACACTCATAATCACTGCGAGATAAAACAATGCTGCAATTGCTGCTAATTTTTCCATTATTTTGCACGCTCCAATTTATATAAAGGTTTGCAGGTAATATTTTCTGCCAAGTAACTGTGATCATGTCCAAAAACAAGTAAATCATCACCGACACAATACATAGCACCTTCATACATGCCGTCTTCGAAATCACACATGTAGTGACAACCTTCCTCAAGTTTTACCGACTCACTGAGTGCTGATCTGCGGCCAACTGCTACACCATCCTTGTGTCTCTTTATAAGCTCGTCACAATATTTGTCACCGTTAAGAATTAAAAACCTGCCGTCCACAATAACCACGCAGGTTAAGAAAAAACCACCAAGCGCACCTATTAAGGTGAACGCTATGAATAACACCACTACTGCTTCGTTAGAGTTCTCCATGATCACACCACCCTTACACAATAAAGATTTTTAGCTAAACGCGTGCACTTGCTTAAATAATTACCCGCTTGGTCGTGATTGCGCACAATCGCCATACACTCTCGGGTGAAATCCAAACGTTTGATATACGAACTGTTGTAACAGTAAAACGACTCGCCTTGCGGTTGTGTCTCAATGCATCCTGCAAATAAGAAAAACGCACACAAAGCTTTCATTAATACACGCCACTTAATTCGTTTATTTTGGCCAAAGCATCGGCCAGCGCGGTTTCAAACAGTTCAAGCTCTCGCTGCTGTTTTTGGAAGGCATCCACAAGATCATGCAGGGTGCGAAATCCTGTTTCGTGTTTGATGAAATCCCGAACGGTGTCGGGGCAGTAAGCTGGGTTTGCTTCTGCTTGGCTTAGGCTATCTAGTTGCATCTAATATCCTCCTATTAGAATTTGGGTCGAATCAACATACAAAACGAATGCATTAGCAGACATTAACAGCGTAAAAAAACACAATCCTTTAATCATTATCTGTCTCCCAGTTGTGGTTAACGGCGTTGTGTAAAAATTCAGGGCTATGGTGGGCGTATTTCTTTTCAATGGTGCGCACTGAGTCGCCAAGTACACCTGCAATATCCCAAAGCGGCACACCATCTCTTGCCATCCAAGTGGCTTTTGTATGGCGCAGTGTGTGTGGTGTGACTTCTGGTTTTAAGCCCGCTTTGTTGCGTGCGGTTTCAAACGATTTGCGCACATTGCCATTGGTGATCAATACAAACACCACCGGCTCCAAAGCATCTAGCAGCGGCTTTAAAATGGCTTTAGAAATAGGGCCCGAACCAGCATTGGCTTTTATTTGCTGATAATAACCAAAACTGTTTTGCAAGGTTAGCTGCACAGGGCTATTGAAAAACAAACTGTCATTAAGCTTTTGCTGTACGTCAGGCAACAATAGCGCAGCCTCTTCAAAGCGACGCTCTAATACAGGTTTCAAACGTTTAGAGATAGGCACCTTGGGTTTGCGTTTTGCGCTTTGTACCTTGGTATATAAGCCGTAGTTAATGTAATCGCTTTTTAATATGACTTGCTCAAAGGTCAGTTCTTCTACCACCCCTTTACGGCTTGCGGTTTCTAATGCAATCAAGCAAAACAAATAGCAGCGTGTGAGCTTATCAGTGTGTTTGTGGTGCCATTTATTATCTGCACCGCGCACTAATTTACGGCGACTCTCAACCAGTAATCGCTCAAACTCTTCATGGTTTAGCCATACGTCTTTTTCTGGTGGCTCGTCAGGTAACGGAATGTGCGGCACCAACGCCACACGGTTTTGTTTACGGGAATGATTAAACGCTGCCACCATAAAACCCAACTCACGGCGCAATGTGCCATCACTTACTTGGCGCCCTTGGTAGGTGCGCTGCAAGCAGTAATCTTCTATTTGCTGTGAAGTATCAACGGAAAGCTGAGCAAGGGTAAGGTGGCCAAAAAATGAGGTAATGTGATTAAACAATATTTCACGACCATCTTTATCAATCACGTTGCGGCCCAATCGTTTTTCTGGCCTAACGTGCTCGTCCATATAGTCTTGGCATAATTGATAAACAGTGGTGCCGTCGCCCACGTCTTTATTAGAATCTAGGCGACGCTTTTCTAAAATGAATTCGGCTAAAAAGATTTCCGCTTCTTGAACATCTTTTGTGCCCGTTGACGCGCGGCGAGTGCGACTTGTTGTTTTGCCGTCTTTGTTAACTCGGTCTGTCCACATAACTTCGTAGATGCCGTGTTGGTTTGGCTTGAGCCTTGGTGATCGGGATTTATATGCCATGTCTCAACTTCCTGTTTCAGTAAGCGTATTGCGCCGCCTACTGTTATTGTCGTCAGTTGATTGTCTTTCCTCAGACGGTCAATTGATCTGACACTAACACAAAGCAGTTCGGCGGCTTGCTGTCTTGTTAAATACATTTTTAATGTAGCCTAATACATACATTTTGTAAACTCTTTTTATCAATCTTCCAATAGCATTGCAATCTTTAATGCTTTCTTTTTGTCGACTTCTTGGTTTATTTGCAAAAACACACAGTCTTTTTTACCTGGTACTTCTTTCATTGCAAACGACTCAAGCTCGCCATAATTGTCAGCGGCAATGGCTTCTGGCAATAGCTCAATAGGATTGACGCTTAACGCAGTAGCAATCTTATTTAAGTTCTGAACAGTGGGTAATGTTGTGTTATTTAAGCGTGTATAGACGCTGGCCCTGTCTCTTGATATGCCTGCCCTTCTGGCCATCTCGCTACGGTTCCAGCCTTTTGCATCTAGCAGTGCATTCAGGCGCTTAACAAAATCTTGTTTGCGCGACTCGGCATTTGCGCCGTCGTACTGCTCTCTAGCCATTAGAAAATCCTCCTGATTGGGTTCAAAACCATAATAGCACAAAAAGTATGTAAAAACATACAAAAGGTATTGCAAAGAAAATACAAGGCATGTAATGTATGGTCTAAACATACAAAAGGAGATACATGAAACGAATAGATGTGAGCGCAGTACTGGCCTTTTTTGGCGGCGGCGCGCAATTAGCACGGGAGCTAAACAAACTTAACCCAGCGTTAAAAGCAAAACCCATGACGTTCTATCAATGGAAACGTCGGGAGTCCATACCGGGCAAATGGTTACCACACTTAATGGAAGTGGCGGAAACTAAGAATAAAAATTTTAACCTAAAGGATTTTTTAAAATGAACCAACTAATTGCAGAGCGAGATAAAAAGCTCTACGTCATTAATGAGCTGAAACAAGAAGTAAACGCCATTAACGACATTATTACGCGCCAGTGTTTAGCTGAAGTAACAGAAAGCTATGATCAATCTGGTAAGGCTAGCGGCCAAATTAGCATTAAACGCGACGGCATCAAGCTATCAGCCGAGCGCAAAAAAACCGTTAAATGGGACAGTGAAAAACTAACTGCCATTGCTGAAGACATGACATCAGAACAGCGCGCCGATTATTTAAAAACCTCTGTGCGAATGGATGAAAAAGTATTCAACCAAATCCCAGACGGTGAATTTAAAGACGCACTGATTGACGCCCGCACCGTCACTGTTGGCGAGTTAACCATCAACGCTGAAATGGGAGAATAGACAATGGCCACTGCATCCAGTTTTACTATTTTAGATGAAAAGCACGACTCACTGATTGGTGTTGAATACTGCAAAGAAGTATCAAGCGATACCGTAGAAGTAAGTATTGACGGCACCGCAGCCACGTTTAACCGCCAAGAATTATTAGAAGCGGCCAGCCTGTTTGAACGCATGGCGCAAAAACTACCGGCATCGGTTGTTAAGCTACAGGAGGCGTCATAATGCTTCCAATTATTTCCCCTGAACAACGCATGGCACAAGCCAAAGCCACGGTATTAATTGCCGCACCTCAAGGCTATGGCAAAACCTACCAAGCTAATTTCCTTGAGCAGCAAGAGCGCTGCATGTTTTTAAACTCTGAATCTGGCGATTTATCTGCCATGGGTTACAGTGGCCCAATGTTAAACATTGAAAGCTGGCAGCAAGCCCGCGACTACGCCGTACTACTAACAGGGCCAGATAAAAGCCGCGCCGAAGGTGAGCCGTACTCTGAAAGCCATTATCAAGAATGCGTGCAAAAATACGGCGGCGAATACAAAGACGATTTCGATACCATTTTTGTAGACAGCATTACCGATTACAGCCGCATTTGCTTTGCTTGGTGCAAAACCCAACCCCGTGCCTTTTCTGAAAAAACAGGTAAGCCCGACACACGCGGCGCCTACGGTTTATTAAAAGAAGAGATGGTGCAATGGATTCGCCATATGCAGCGCGTGAGCAATAAAAACCTAATCATGTGTTGCATCTTCGAAAGCAAAACCGATGACTACCAACGCCTAAGCTGGGATCTACAAACCGAAGGTGCCGGCACTGCCCGCGAGTTGCCAGGTATTGTAGACGCCGTAATCATGCTGGATTTCAACTATGGCGAAAACGGCGAGATCCTTAAATACGAAAACAGCGAATTGCAGCGTGTATTTCGCACTAACCGCGACAACCCATACGGCTACGCTTTTAAAAGCCGTGGTGGTCGCTTAAACCCAATCGAGCCAGCCAATATCGCCATCATCATTAAAAAGATGAAAGGCCAAGTGGTAGCCGAACAGTAGTTTTTATTTAAACCCAATGTAGGTAAATACCTACAAAATGCAACCATAAACAATACAGGTAATATTATGGACTTTTCACAAGCCTCAATCGTACAAAACGACTTTGACGTAATTCCTAAAAAAACACTGGCTTTCGCTATTTTAAGCATCAAGCCCTGCCCTGCTACTGGCCAACCAGTTACACAATCTGGTAGCTCGCAATCGCAGTACCTTAATTGCGATTTAACCATCATTGGTGGCCAATACGACAAGCGCAAAATCTTTACCCTAATTGGCCGCAAAGACAGTGACGGCTCAATGGGCAAGTGGGCGCAAATGGGTGATGCACAAATTAAAGCTATTTTGGAAAGTGGCCGCAATGCATCACAAGCCAATTTAAACGGCTATGCCATTTCTGGTTACGAAGATTTAAACGGTTTACAAGTAGCAATCGAAATTGGGGTGGAGTCTGACAAGAAAGGTCAATACGAAGATAAAAACACTGTAGCGGCGTTCCTATCGCCTAACCCAGATTCTTCAACTCACGGCAAGTATCAGAAGTTAGTCGCACAAGGTGCAGCACCTCAAGCCGCACCTGTTCAACAAGCGCCCGTAGCGCCAATGCAACAGCCAGTGGCGCAGCAGCCGGTTATGCAACAGCCAGTACCGGCACATCATCAAGACGCTGGCCCAAGTAACTGGGGTTAATTTTTTAATTTAATTAAACAGCCCCGTATTAGGGGCTCTCTTCTTAGGCTATGTGAGAAATTACTATGAATGCATATTTTGCTCGACCAATGGCGATGTACGGAAACTTAGAAGACAGTCGATGCATTACCTTGATCAACAAACTCGGTTTTGCAGTTGCAGAAATAACCAACAGCAGGGTTCAGGCAGATTATAAAACTAAAGGTATGGCCGTCTTTCTCGAAATGGTCGAAAAGAGTGATGCCCTTTTTTTTAAATCATTTCTGGATGGAAAAATCGGAGCAGGAGTGAGTAAAGAGATAGAGCACGCAAAGAAAAAAGGTATCCCTGTATTAGAGTTACCCACGCTTTTACCCTCAAGAATGCTATCGACTGATGCGACTCGTGAATACTTAACCGAACTAGGGGCTAGGTAATGATTGCTGATAAAAGAGGTCGTGAACAAATTGCAGTGTGGTTTTCATGCGGCGCAGCTAGTGCGGTGGCAGCAAAATTAACATTAGAAAAATACAGTGAGACTCACGATGTGCGTGTCCTAAACAACCCAGTAAAGGAAGAAGATGAAGATAATCGCCGTTTTTTAAAGGACGTAGAAAAATGGCTGGGTGTAAAAATTGAAACTGTTCTAAATCCAAAATTTGAGAGCGCTTCATGTGTAGATGTTTGGGAAAAGCGAAAGTTTATGTCTGGCCCCAAAGGAGCGCCATGTACAAGCTTGCTGAAGAAAAAAGCCCGTCAATTATGGGAGGCTGGTAATCATGTAGACCATACCGTAATGGGCTTCACAGTAGAAGAGCGAGGACGTCACGATAATTTCGTTTTAACTGAGCGCGAGCTATTACCTATATTAATTGATGCGAACATAACAAAGGCAGACTGCTACAAGATCCTGTCTGACGCTGGCCTGCGACTCCCTCGCGCATATATTTTGGGATACCCAAATGCAAATTGTATAGGCTGCGTCAAGGCTACTAGCCCAACTTATTGGAACCATGTGCGCCAGAAAAATCCTGAGGTATTTAAAGAAAGAGCCGAGCAATCCAAGAGGCTGGGGGCGCGATTAGTTCGAGTAAAAAATAAGCGAATTTTTTTAAGTGATCTTTGTCCTGACGCAAAAGGTAAGCCGCTAAAGAACTTGGACTTCGAGTGTGGGATATTCTGTGAAGAGCGCTTGTAGGGTTTTGGGTAACAGGACACGACTAACGCCCCACGGGGCGCAACCACCAAGGCAATAAAATGAAAATACTAATAACAAGTTTAACCAATATACGTTTAGCACTTGCCATCACCCTGCTTGCATTATCGGCCATTCCATTGGCCATTGTATTGGTTGCCATTGCACTGATTATTATAACGTTTGTGCCTGGGGCGGTTTTTTATTTACGACAGATTTTTGCACATTAAAGGAAAGCATCATGGATTTAGGATTAATTAGACAGCTACCCAAAAAACTGCAACCTTTGATGATAGATGCAATGAAGGTGGCTGATCAAAAACTGGCAACACGCATACGCTTTAGCTCAGCTCAGCTTGCAGAAATTAAAAAAGCCGCTGTCAAGAACGAAACATTTGCCGCAGATATTCACGGCGATCAAATCAACGGCCTACCGTTTGGGTTTTTAGGCTAGTGCTACTTAGGCCGTACCAAGACACATGCGTGTCATTGAGCAGGAAAGCTCTTAAAAAGCACAAAGACACTTTGTTAATTGCCGCCACTGGCGCTGGCAAAACTGTCATGTTAAGCGATGTGATTCAAGGTTATAACTCAGCGCTTGTATTGCAACACCGCACCGAACTGGTGAATCAAAACAGCGCCACGTTTAATGGTGTAACCGGTAAAGCGTTTGGCACTGTCAATGCCGACACTAAAAACTTTAGCGAGCCATACACATTTGCCATGGTGCAAAGTCTGGCTAATCACCTTGAGCAACTTAAAAAAGTAGACCTACTGGTTATTGACGAAGCCCATCACGCCGTGGCTAACCAGTTTGCTAATATTATTGAACACTGCAAACAGCTTAACCCTAAGCTGCATGTATTTGGCGTAACAGCCACACCAGTGCGTGCGGATAAAAAGCCCCTAAAAAACATCTTTAGTAATATCAGTCATGAAGTCTCCATCACTGAATTAATCAAACTGGGTTACCTGGTAAAGCCGCGCTGTTTTTCTATCAGTAATGATGGCCAAGATGCATTAAAACAAACCCTCGATTACAGCGACGAAAAAGTCGAAGAGCTTTTAGATACCCGTGTAGTGAATGACTCTGTTATTAAACACTGGCAAGAAAAAGCACACGACCGCCCCACGGTTGTATTTACCAGCACAGGCAAGCACGCAAAAGATGTGTGCGAAGCGTTTGTGCAAGCGGGTATTAAAGCCGGTTACATTACCGCCACCATGAGCGATAAAAACCGCGCAGCCGTGCTTGCATCTTATGACGCTGGCGACATTCAAGTATTGGTAAACGTGAGCATTGCTACCGAAGGCTTTGATCACCAGCCCACCTCTTGTGTAATTTTACTACGCGCCTGTTCTGACAAATCCACCATGATACAAATGGTAGGTCGTGGTTTGCGCATTGTTGATCCTGAGCGCTATCCCGGTGTAATTAAAGACGACTGCCTTGTTTTGGATTTTGGCGTGTCATTAATTACTCATGGCAGTTTAGACGCCGATGTATCACTGGATGGCAAAGACAGTTTAGAGCTAACCGACCCAGTTAAGCAGTGCATGTGTTGCGGCTCCCCTATTCCTTATGGCATGAGCCAATGCGGTTTGTGCGGCTATGAAGAGCCCAAGCGCGAAGGCACCGGTAATCACAAAGCAGAGCTAAGCGAATTCGTGCTTACTGAGCTGGATATATTCAACCAATCCCCTTTCAAATACGAAACCCTATTCAATGGCACTGCCCTAGTGGCCAATGGTTTTAATGCTTGGGTATGTGCGGTCAGCGTAAACGACAAATGGCACGCCTTTGGTGGTAGTAAGAAAAAAGGTATTCAGCTATTAGCCCAAGGGGAAAAAACAATTTGCCTGTCTCGCTGTGATGATTTTTTACGTTTATACGGCGACAAAACAGCGGCCAAAAAAACTAAGCGCTGGATTAACGAACCTTGCACCAGCAAGCAACGCCAGCAACTAAAGCTTTCACCCACTGATTTTTCCGTAACCAAGTATCGGGCAACCTGCCTAATGACATGGAAGTGGAATAATCGCGCTATGCAATTAAAACTCAAAGGAGTTACACCATAAAACAATGCCCAAAATGCTCAAGCAGGAAGCTTGTTAAAAAAGGGTTAACCCAAGGTGGCAAGCAACGCTTTAAGTGCAATGCGTGCGGCCATCGTCCTACTCAAGTTGATCAAGCCGAACACAAGGTGGTTAATAAGATAGACGAACACAAAGCCAGCTCAAAACTTAAAACCGAGCTAAGCGAAACTCAAGCTGAATTAGAGTATCAATTAAAGCGCAATAACTTTGTTGAAAATCTTTTTAGCCAAGCTGTGCACACACCTAAATGGCTGTCATCACCGGTTAAAGGTAAAAAAGACATTGCCATAGCCACGGCCATGTTAAGCGATACTCACTTCGACGAAGTAGTACAGCCGGACGAAATCAACGGCGTAAATGCATACGGGCGTGACATTGCCACCTTGCGTTTAAAAACCTTTTTTGAAAACACCGTTAAATTGTGCGCTGGCCATATGGCAGGTTTGAAAATAGAAGGCTTGGTATTGGCACTGGGCGGCGACATGGTAAGCGGTAATATTCACGAAGAATTAGCCGACACCAACGAAGCCAATATTATGGACACTGTGATTTATTGGACAGGTCAGTTAATCGCAGGCATTGAGTTGCTAGACAAACACTTTAAAAAAATCCATGTGCCGTGCGTAACAGGCAACCATGGTCGCAACTCAATTAAAAAACGCAACAAAGGCCGTGCCGAGGACAACTTCGACTGGCTTATGTATCACATGGTGGCGCGTCACTTTGAAGGCCGCAAAACCATTACCTTTCAGATCCCCCGAGAAAGCGAAGTGCGCTGGACGGTTTATGGCACTCGCTACCACATGAGTCATGGCGACCAGTTCCGTGGCGGCGCAGGTATTGGTGGTATTGCTGTTCCTATCATGCGTGGTGACGCTAAAAAACGCACTCGCGAAAGCGCAGTGAACACGCCATACGACCATTTATTAATTGGCCACTTTCACCAGCTCAAAGACTTGGGCAGCGTATTAATCAACGGCAGCTTAAAAGGCTACGACGAATACGCCGCAAGTTTTAACTTTGATTTTGAATTGCCACGCCAATTGTTTTTCTTAACCGACCCTGTGCACGGCAAAACCATTAGTGCGCCTATTCATGTAATCAGTGACAAAGAAAAAGCGCTTTGGCCGGATGCTAACAAAGAGTATTTCTCGATTGGAGGTGCAGCGTAATGATAGGCGACGAAAACGGAAATACTTGCAAAAAATACCAGTCAGACCCAACAGGTCGCGGTGCCCATGAAGCAGGAGCCAAGTTAGATGCTGGCAAGCCAATGGCTGGCTTGCTTGGTGACTTTAGCCTGGCACTTATGGAAGTGACAAAAGTCGGTACGTTCGGCGCTAACAAATATAGCCGTGGTGGTTGGCAATCCGTACCTGAAGGTATTCAGCGATATGACGACGCGCTTATGCGTCACAAGTTGCAGTCATACACCGAAGACTTAGACAAAGAAACTGGACTAATGCACGACGCCGCAGTGGCTTGGAATGCATTAGCCCGATTGGAGTTAAGACTACGTGAAGGCAAAACCCTTACATAAACAACCAACCTGTCAGGAGTGCGGCGCTAATGCCGCATTCTCTGACAACCACGGCAAAACATGGCATTGCTGGCATCACTACATGATCAGGCCAGCAGGACAAGAGTTAACTATAAGGAATAATCAGAATGACACAGCCTATGATAATGAAAATGACACTGCGTGAACTGGAAAGTTTAACCGTGTTTGGCGACGTACAAGGCGAGCAATGGAAGTGGATAGCACAGCGTGCCCTTGAGTTGGCAGGAGAAGATGCATGAATGAATTAGTCAGCACTCCCGCTCAGCGTGAAAGTAAGCGCCGTAACGGCAAGGATAAGGAAATTGCCAACTCGCTACTAAATGCAGGCATCACATTAGACCAAGCCAAGCTAATCACTAAGGCGCTAGCCAAAGGATTAGTGCCGCATGTTGTTGTGAATTATTAGGAGATAGTACAATAAATAAACCTGCAATCATCTGCCTTTACGACCTAACAGGTGTAATGGCGGAGCCATGGATACTGGCTGGATATGATGCTTACATTGTGGATGTACAGCATCGAAGAGGTACTCACCCTGTAAAAAATAAGCCTGGGTTGTTCACTGTTGGTGCCGATATTAGGGGGGGGGTGGCTGCCTCCTAAAGAATTAATAGAACGCACTGCTTTTGTAGCGGCATTCCCTCCTTGCGACCATCTTGCAGTTAGTGGCGCGGCTCATTTTAAAGGCAAGGGATTAAGAGCACTTGCCCTTTCTATTGATTTATTTGCAACTGCCACTGAGCTTGCCGAGTTCATTGGCGCACCCTACTTTTTAGAAAACCCTGTGAGCACTATCAGTAGTTATTGGCGAAAACCTGATTATTCGTTCAATCCTTATGAGTATGGTGGGTACTTACCGGATAACGATAAACACCCGAGATGGCCAGAGTATATTGCACCGCGTGATGCTTACCCTAAAAAAACATGCTTGTGGACTGGCAATGGGTTTGTCATGCCAATCTCTATCGCTGTCGAACCCGAACCTGGCTACGCTACTCAACATAAAAAATTAGGCGGTCGAAGCCTAAAGACTAAAAATATAAGGTCGGCAACGCCAAGGGGATTTGCTCTCGCTGTTTTTGAGAGTAATAAGCCTAGGTGATATATTAGTCCAGCTAAACCACCAACCGCCCCGCTAACCACGGTGCGGTTTTTTTTGTGTATGGCGAAGTGGTAAATATCAGATATAAAAAAAGGGCCGCAGCCCCTTTAGTTATTTTGGTGGTTCTAGTAGTGGCTTCCAATGGGTTATCATATTTGACAAAACATGTTCATCAGATAAAACCTCCCAATGGTCGTACCTAAATTCAGCCAATCCGTATTCTTCATGACGAGTAAAGATCATCACGCACTCCCAGTCCTTCGGCAATTTATCATCAACACTCACCCAGCCCTGTAGGTCATTAAAGCATTGCTCAATCATTCCGGTTAAATCTAAATCAATACGATCTTCGATTTTAGTATTAAATGCTTCAGCTTGATTGTCTAAATTAGCGATATCAGCGAGCCACTGTTCAATTTTATCTCTCATTACTATTCCTTTTAATATCTATTACTTTTCTACAATTTAAACATTGCTTCTTTTGGTGTTTGTATGTGATTACTTGGCAAGTCGTTACCCAGTCATGCTTACCTACTAGGCATTTTAACTTTTGCTTTATTTTGTATAAAAATATCCTCATTCTCCTGCCTCTATCTGGTTAGCGTATGCGTGCGCGTCTTCAACATATATTATTGGCCATTCAGTGCCTTCTATAAATACATTAGTAAACCTGCTTGTAATTAAGTCTTGTATAGCATCAGCCTTGATCTTGTTTTGAGTGATCTTTAAATCCCTAACTGCCTGCTCTTTCCATTTCAGGATACAGTAATCAAGCTCTTCTTCCGTGTAATAAATGCCCTTGGCTGCAAGCCTCTCATGGGATATTAATTTGTCTTTAACAGCTTCTAGCTCAACCTTTAACGCTGCGCGTTCCTGTTGTAGCTTGGTTATCTCACCATCTTGATAAATATTCTGAGAATAACTTGTATGAGCAAAGCCAAGTAAATTCTCTTGACTCATTTCATCTATCGTCTCATGGCTTAACATTGATATTTCTTTGTCCATCTTAATCCCTTTATCTAGTGTAATTTCCATAATACACAATGTATGCACTATACATACATAAAGCAAGCAAAAGCATACATTTTTTGATAAGCTAATACCCTAACCATTCACTCACTAGGCAGGCCATTGGGAAAACCCATAGAAGATTTGGAAAAGGAAGTCCATGAAATTGACAAGCATCTAGCCGTGCTTGTTTCCACGCAAAAAACCACACAAGAGCAAGTCACCAGTTTGGCGTGCAATGTTGAAAAGATTCTTGAGGTCAGTGCGGCTCAAGTAAACCTTGGCAAAAAAGTCGAGAAGTTAGCCACCGATGTGAGCGCGCTTATTTTAGCCGAAGCAAGACGCAGCGGTGCTCAAGGTGCCGGTGCCTGGTTAATTCAAAACCTGCCTAATCTAACCACCTTAGCCGCCGTGCTAACTTTCCTAGGAACCAAATAAAATGATCAGTGACGAGCTATTAAAAAGCACTAAAAAACATGAAGGCTTACGCCTAAAACCTTACGAGTGCACAGCTGGTAAATTAACCATTGGCTATGGCCGCAATATTGAAGACGTGGGTATCTCAGAAGCCGAAGCCGAGCAAATGCTGGCCAGTGATTTAGAGCAATCTGAAAAAGACGCACGCAGCTTAATTCCAAATTTTGACGACATTGGCCAAGCGCGCCAAGACGCCTTAATTGAGATGGCATTCAATCTTGGTCGCACCCGTCTTTCAAAATTCCGAAAAATGATCAAAGCCATTGAAGAGCGCAAATTCATCATTGCAGAGATGGAAGCTTTGGACAGCCGATGGGCAAAACAAGTTGGCAAGCGCGCACAGCGTTTAGCCAAGCAATTAAAAACCAACAAACACCACTGAAAAGGTAACACCATGAAAACAATCTTATCTTTAATCACAGGAAGTGGTTCAACCATACTTAGTCTACTTTGGGAAACCTTGCTTGCTATCTTGGGTCGCGTGGCATGGAAAGTTGTTATCGAGCGATTATTAACACGGCTCATTAACGGCGCATTGGATTGGGTAGCAGGTTTGTCCAGCAACACGGTAACCAAAAAAACCGTGGCGGATATTAAAGAACACTTAAACGAAAATGGTTTAAAGAAAGCTAAATGAACAAAAGAGGATTAATAAAGGATATTAGTCAGCGCCTTCACGGCAGTCATTTAAACCGTGAAGACATTGCCACAGTATTGAGCGCTTTGGAGCGCTCAGTGGCAAGTTGCGCAGAACGATGTGAGCGCCTTGAATGGCGCACACTTTTTGTTATGTCATTCACCCGTGTGCGTGGCAGTGACGTTGCAAGGCAAGCAGCAAACGGCCATGGCGAGTACAAAACCACTGATCACATGCGTGTGCAAATGAAGCCCTGCTTGAATATAAAGCGTATGGCAAACAAGCGATTCCCTGAATACAGTGCACGGATAAATTACAAAGTTAAGTACAAAGCCTCCTTCAATCCGAATAAACCCGCAGATTAGCCAAAAGTGCCCCACTCTTTTTTGTATGCTTTGAAATAAACACCCTCGCAAGTCTTTGATTTATAAGGCTTTTTACGCAATGTATGCAATCTAAATACAGCCACATACAGCAAAAGTGCCCCATATGCCCGGATCGGGGCACAAATTCCATACAAAACAATACAAAAACGAAGAAATAAGGCAGGAGAAAACAGCTACAGACCTAGTGCTGTGTGGATTGTAGCCAGTCTGCCCCATCGGGGCACTAACCTGTCTACTTTTGTCTGTATTTGGCATACCTCAGTAAATACACTGTATTTTCTAAGGTTTAAAAAACCCTTATAAATCAAGGGTTTGGCGACATAATTTGGTAGTCACGACCAGATTCGAACTGGTGACCTCTACCATGTCAAGGTAGCGCTCTAACCAACTGAGCTACGCGACTGAAGAGAGTGGGATTCTACTGAGTTTTAAGCCCAATGCAAGGCTAAGCCC